TTTGAAAATAACCAAAATATCTCGTTTTCTTTTCTCTGCATTGTAGTAAGTCGATCTCTGGACTGCCAATAGCTTACACTACTAAAATCAATATTATAATAAACTAAGTATTTAGCTTCTTTTAAAGAAATACCCTCACGCCCTGAAACAATCTGTAAAGCAATCCATTTGTCGGTTGTATTAAACTCATCTAAGTTATCTGTTAACTTATCCCCTAAAATCAATTTTAAGGCGTTGTATTCCTCTTTAAATTTATAAAATATACCAATCTTTACTTCTTTGAAATTATCCCTTATAAATTCCGCTTTTGAATAGTCAATAACTTTGCTAGTGCCATCTTCAAATTTACAAGTTCCACTTGATAATTGATGAACCTTTTGTAGCAATTTTACTGCTGTGTCTGCTAATATTATTTGTCCTTGTGGGTTTTTTACAACCAAATCACGTTTTAATCGTTCAATAATTTGATAGGTAATTGGCTTCATCTCAACTTCCAAAACCATTTCATTAACTGTTGAAGTAAATCCCGCTTGTTCTTGAGTAAAAGTTAGTATAAAGTATTTAATTCGCCTCTCAATGTGTTTAATATCGGCATCGCTGTAATCATTTACTTTGGCATAACCCAAATGTTTAACTTTTACATTTACAAAATCGGCTGCCCATTTATAAAAGTTTGGGTATTCTTTGAAAGGACTGTTATCACTAACCCAAAATTGATGATACCATTGTGAGTGTGATTCAGCGGTTGGCGTTCCTGATAAAAATATCATCGGCAAATGCGAATATTTTTTTTTAAATAATTTTGCTACTGCGTTCGGTTTAGGGTATGCGCCAAATCGATGGTGTTCATCGTGGATCAGTAAATCAAACTCTTTATCGACCAAATGTAAACTCTCATCGTTGGTAATTGTTAAATCAAAGTCAAAACCAAAGTTGTCGTAATCCCATTGAATGCTAGATATTGCTTTCTTTTTTGTTAAAAACAAAACTCGCTTAGCTTGAAATAATTTAGCGGTCTGGAGTGCAGTTAATGTCTTACCTACACGAACTTCAAGTGCAAAATAAACTAAACCCTTTCTTTTTAAAATATCACAACCTTCAGTAGCCAACTTGACTTGATAATCTCTCAAAATCATCATAACTTATCAATATCTATAAATTCACAATCAATATTTTTTATTTTAAATTTTCTTTTTTGATATGGGAGAACTGGATAATCAATATCTATATTTTTTTTAAACTTAGCATAAGTCAAAAACCCAATTTTTAAAATACCTCTAAAATCAATTTCAAAATCTGAATTTAATTCAATGTACTTTTTATTAATGTTTAAATTATCAATATTTTCCAAAATAATATCTAAATCTTTTTTTGAAATATCTCCATAACCATAAAGCATTATCATTTCAATTTCTTGCTTTGTTAATTCTAATTCAATCTTAAATTTTTTCATAATTAAAACATTATATCGTTATCTTCCTCTTTTACTTCTCCGCTTTTATTGACTATCTCAAACCATCTTTCGCCATTTGAATTGCCATCTAAATAGTCAAATTTATAAAATTTAGCATATTGCTCAATCCAGCGAGTAAATCTGTTTTGACTTAATTTGTAAGTTTTAAAATCGGGATATTCATTGATAAAACTATTATAATATGTTTGCTTATTACATCTAGTATTAAACTCAATATTTTCATTCTTACCATTAGCATCCAACTTTGTCCACTCATAAAACTCAAAAGAAGTGTTTTTAATAAACTTCCTAACTTCTAAGTTTTTAAAGTCGTGTTTAGTGAGTCCATTTACTAAGTAATATTGTACGCATTGGATCATAAAGTTGTCAAATTTTGACCACTCTAATTCATTCCAATCATCAAATAATAAGTGTCCAAATTCATCTAGTGGCGTGTGCTTGTAACTAAAATGCTCTGCTAATTCAACTTCAAATTTTCTTCTTTCAAATGAGCCACCAACGCCACCAATAGTGTAATTGGTTGTAATAAGTATTTTTGGACTTTGTTGAACTGGCAATTTAATTGCATCTTGACCTTTATATTCTAAAGTTATTCCCTCAGTAATTAAACTAAATAAACTCTCAAAGTTGAAGTTCTTTTTAACATCATCAAACACTAATATTTGAGTGTCAGTCGATACAGTTTGATAAGGAAAACTTTTGGTAAACTCAAATGTTTTCCCATCAATACTGCTAACTTTTTTCATCTGCGACAATGCGTTCCAAAATAATCCTTTACCGCTTCCTCCATTAGGGTTTTCTGAAATTGTTTCATCATTAAAAATAATGGCTTTATTATTTGCCGAAGTCTTAAATGAATGTAATAAATAACCTATTACCGATTTAAAACTATTGTACTTTTCTGCATCTTGTCCAGCGATAAGCCAAAGGAATTTTCTAAATACAGCGTCGTGGTGGTCAAAACTTTCAAATGGTCTGTTTACTATTTGTCTTTTCCAAACAAAGCCATCTAAATCTAAATAGTCTATTTTTTCAATAGCTTCATCCGTAATTTTTACAACGCAATTATTAAAATATAAAAAACACTCTGTTTGAGTATCTTCCTTTATTTTAATTTCAGAACTTTCCAAAAAACTTAAAAAGTCAGATTGAAAATATTTAGGACTTGAAGCCATAAAGTCATAAGGACTAAATCCAATATCTTCTCTAGTAAGTAAATGGTTTAAAACAAAATCTTTAATTCTTTTTTCACTGGTTTCTTCAACTAAGTTTTGCTCAATCTTAATAAAAGTAAATGTGCTTGTATCGGTTGGAAAGTATTTAAAGAAGTTATTTTGTTGAAGCCAAAACTTATATTTATGTGGACTTAAATTAACCTTTCCTTTATCGTTATAATACCAAAAGTCAGATACAGATATTTCATCCTTAATTTCATCTATACACTTCTCTATTTCGTTCTTATCAAAGTCAGAATGATACTCAATAACTTCTTTTTTATTCTTTCCAGTTCTAATCTGTTTCTCAATCTTTTGCTTAATACTTTTGTCCTCAAAAAACTTAGTTCCAAATTGATTGGTTTTCTTGTAAGCAGAATTTATAGTGGTTTGTATCTCACTTCTTGGGAAATCTTTTTCTTCAAAGTTGTAAAAAGTTTGTTCAGCTACATTTTTAGCAATACCAAAATCATTAAATGCGGAAGCTAATCTAAATAAGTTTTTATTTCTTTCTTGACTAAATGTATATTTCTTATTAAACCAAGTCATTAAATTCGTAATAATAAGATTGTCAGATTTTATTGCAATAGATACATTTCTATTTCCTAAATCTTCAACTTCTGGAGCATCAATTTTATCCCAAAGTTTTGAATTTTCATTTATAAACAAATCGGGATCGTAACTTTCAAAGCAAAACCTACTTACATCAGACCCACTATTATCCCAATTAGGATGGTTATAATAGTTTTTAAGGCTTTTAAAATACTCTTTATGGTTTTCTATATCAGTAGGAATTTTAACAAGTGCTTTAACTCCTTTGCCACTAGGTGAAATCCAAGCACTATAAATATAATCATCATCAGATATTGAATTTTTTAAATCAATAGCATCTTGCTGTGTCTTAAATTTATCAAAATCTAAGATACAAAGTCCTGAATGTTCTTTAATTCCAGCTATTGCACGGTATTCAAAGACACCATTAAAACAAACACCTGGTAATTTACTTTTGTTTTGATCATAATCGATTGGTGGCAATGTTCTTAACCACTCAATCGTTTCTTTACTCTTACCTTGTTTTATTCGCTCTAAGCAAAATAAAACATCTTTTGTAAAGCCATTAGATACATCTGTTGCTTTCTTGTAGATTGTTACGTTCATAAATTACAATTCAATATAAGTTAATAATTTATGCTCTATTTCATATTCATAAAAAGTATCAGCCCAAATGTTTGCTACTTTTGACTTTTCAATTTCATTTGGAACTTCTTTCCAAAAAACTGTAAGCATTCCTTTATGATCGTGTAAATGTTCTATTTTATTAATTCCAAAATAAATTAAAAGTTTTCTTAAAATAGATAATCTTTCGTCTGCGTAGTTTTCACCTCCGCCATCAGTTCTTAATGTTTTCATTTTAAAAATATTTAGTTAAAAAAGTAAACCCCATTACCAGCAGTGGTAGTTGCGTGGTAATGAGGTTCTGTAATAAGTTTATAATTGGCTACCACTCCGAGAACAAATGTAAACTTTATTTTTAATATAAGTATATTTTTTTTTATAAATTATAATAAAAAAAAGTGTACTGGCGTAAACCCCAATAAAATCAATACTTAACGTGTTAATAGTACACTTTTTCATTTTTTTTGACTAAAATTTATTTTAAAAAATAATTTTTAATTTATTTTTATTTCCTATGGTATAGAAAGGTATGTGAAAGTGTACTTGTGTACTTTTAAAAAACTAATATCATTGACTGCTTTAGCGGTCAATAAAAAAAGCCACTCAAATAAGTGGCTTTAGTTAGTTGTGTTGTTTGGCGTTTAGAAGTCTAATCCATCATCCATTGTTGGCTCGAAGTCATCTTCTTCTTCTTCAACAATAGCTGGCTCTGCTTTTGCTAAGTATGTTTTAAGATACGATTCTAATATGTTGAACGCTTCGTCTGCCATATTAGCTTCTTCATCTGAAATAGAGTTTGCAAAAGAGAAACTTGGTGTTGAGAATTTAACAGCTCCTTTCTTACCATCCTCTGCTTTGGCAACTATTACCCACTCGTCTGCAAGTCTGTTGCGTGTTTTTTGAGTGAAGTCGCCCCACTTTTGAACTCCAGATCCTTTTAGTGATATGTTTGCTAGTGAACCATCCTCTAGCATTACATAAATAGATTTGGTGTAATGCCCTCCAGCAGCTACAACTTTCTCTTTAATGTCTTTGTAATAACCTTTAGCAATCTCGTTACCCTTAAAAGGTTTAACTGTCATTACTTCTTTTGAAATGAATTTCACTTCGTTGGAGTAGATGTTACTTGATGAAGCATCATTCCATCCTTTAATACAATGTAGTTCGTCTAGGACTAAGAACTTAAAAGGCAAAGGTATTTCTACATTCTTCTGTGCTTCTTTGTCGTAGTAGTTGAAACACTTGTCGTTTGATTTCCACTCGATAAATTTAGTGGCTGGATTGCTTTGTGGTTGTGCAAATGCTGCACGTCTGTTTGAAGTACTCATAATATTATATTTATTTATGGATCGGAATTAAGATGCCCGAACCTTGCATCGGTTAATTATGAAATGTAAATATAGTAATTTAAAATGAAATAGCCAAACTACTTTTGCGTGGCGTTGTTGATACTTTAGGCACTTGTACTCCAGCCGCATCGTAAATTTCGTTTTGCGATTTCAAAGCTAATTTAAGAAGTTCCTCACGTTCTTTTAACTCTCGGTTAATGTCGCTCCAAACTTCGCAATCTTTGAAGTTAATTGTTTCTCCACCGCTTCTGAATGTGCCTTTCAGTCCGTAACCCTCAAAGTTCTCTTGTGGAAGTACTTTTATCAGTTCAGCATTAATAACATCTAACGCTTCGCCCATTCGTTTGGCTTGTGCTAGTAGTTCAATTTTGTCAATCTCGCCAGCATCTAACACTTCTTTAATAAATGTTTTTGCAGATAGCTGGATCTCAAGTCGATTAGGTAGGAAATTTTGCGTGTCAATCTCTTGTTGTCGCATTAACTGGAATAAATCTTTTGACATAATGTTTAATTAAAAAATCCTAACTTAAATCCTACTGGTCAGAGTAGGCAAAGTCAGGATAGATTATAGTTTTGTTTCAATCTCTGACCAGATTGTTTTGCAAATATAAAAATGTTTTTTTAATCTACAACTATAAAAGAAAAAATATGCTCAATAACTGGTAAAGTCCAACCGTCGCCGAGAAGTGAACCTGCTTTTGCAGTTGTAAGAATATCGCAGTAATTATCGGGAAAACCTTGAAGTCTGCACATTTCTACTTTGTTGACCGTTCTTACAATTCCATCTTTGTAACTATAAAGGTTATTTGAACTTTCCATTAAGCAAGGACTTTTTCCTTTTGTTACTCTGCCTCTGCGAGTTGTTGAAGTTGGGAAACTTAAATCTAAACAATCATTTTCACTAACTACATTATAACCTTTTGAAGTGTTTGTTTTGCATCTTAATTCATTGTTGACTTCATAGATTAAAGTAATCATTCCTGTTGTTTCGTTTCGGTGTTTTAATGATTCTTGACTACCTCCGTTGCCAAATCTTGGTCTTATTGCTACGTGTTTATCAGTATCAACGTAAATCATATTTATAAACTCTTTTGAAGCTCTTTTCTTAATACTTTCTTGACTTGTACAAATTCTGCTCTCACTTTCTAACAATGCTAAAGATTTTACCCTTTCAACATAACCATCTGTAATAATATCCTTAAACATTATTCCCTTATCTTTTGGTTGTGGAATATCTGTAACAACATCAAACATCGTCTCTTTAGTTCGTATGTTACTCCAGTAGTAACGATCTCGAAGTTGTGCAGTCAAAAGCGAACTGTTAATGCGTACTGGGTAAACTCCCAACGCTCGGCTCATAATTCCAACATCTAATTTACTTGCGCTACCGACGTTCTCTTGAAGAAATAATACTTTAGGATTGAGTGATTTAATATGTTCTAGTATCTCGACAAAAGTAAAAAACAAACTAGATTTTTTACCGTTAATTCCCGCACGTTTACCAGCTGCCGACAAATCTTGACAAGGCGAACCGCTTAAAACTAAATCAATAGTTTTCCAATCAATATCCCACTCACGCCACTTGGTAACATCCCCGACTTGAATAGTGTCGGGGAAGTGATGTTGTGTAAGTTCTATTGCATAAGGCTTTATTTCACTTGAATAGTACTTGTCAACTTTGATTCCTACGTTTTCAAGTGCTTGGCGACCTGTGTTCATTCCGTTAAATAGACTTAATACATTCATAAACAACTTTTTGCAGTATTATTTAATCTACTTTCAACTAAAATGCACTCATCGTTCTGCTCCCACTCGTCTAAAATTCTGTTAAGTTTTTTAGAACTAATCGCCATTCGATTGATAAATGTTTGTCGCCCGAAGTACTCGAACCTAAACCATAACTCAATGATAGTTATTTTAAATGCGCTGTAATCTTTTCTTCTATCCATTGTCTTTATCTTTAAATCTATCCTCCCAATCAATATCTTGTATCATTTCATCGGGGAATAATAACATACAAACGATAAAAACAATCAAAAGAAGTAAGTACACTGCTACAAAGCTAAGTACTACGATGTTTTCTGCTATGTAGTCCATTAGAATAAGTTATTAAGTTGCTCAATCGGGTTTTGAAATATCTCGTCAAAGACTTTAGTAGCTTGATCTAATTGTCTATTTTCTAATACTTCTGCATCTTGCACCTCCCAATCGTTAATGATTGCTTGGAACAAGTCTTTAGCTTGTTTGAGTTCTTTGTTCAAACGCTCATTTTCTTTTCTTAATGCGCTTAATTGTTGCGCTTGAAATCTGATTAAATCTTCCATTATTTTATCTCTTTAAGTTTGTTAAAAATATAAGTATTATCGCCACACACCGCTTGGCAAAGTTCAACTATTTTCTTGTTAACCGCTTCTCGGTATTTGATGCGGTTTGTTAAATCTCTGATTTTGCTTTCTAAATCGCAAATCTCATTTTCCATTTGCTCCTCAATAGTCAACTCCAATTCTGTTTCTTCTTGGTTCGCTGGGTGTAGTGAGTTTCCAACTCCTAACACATCGTGGTCGTAATTCATAATGTTATTTTTTAAAGTTTGATGAGGCAAATATAGAATCTAAATTGGAATAAAAAAATTTTTTTATATAAAAGTTTATTTGTAGGTTTGCAAATGTAAGTAGGTTAATGGCTTATAACGTCCGATGGCCTTGCGTTCGGGCGGGATTATTAAATAAAAACTAAATTTGAAAGATGAAAGATAAAAAAACCAAAAATGTTCATTCGGAGCAAGTAGTTCCGCCTGACGCAAAACCATTGTTACCTGCCGTTTTTCTTCCTGATTATAAAGGGCAAAAACAAACAAAGGTAATGTATGATAGAACGAGAACCGTTAACTACAATGGTAGTGAATTGTGGATGAATACTTACGAGTGTTCAAGTTGTAAAACCGTGTACCATTTTGAGCAGATTAAACATAGCTTTTGCCCCCTTTGTGGTAAAAAATATAAATACGAAGCTGATGTGTCTGTCTAAAATGGCAGGTAACGTTTCGTGGCTTTGTGTCTGTTATTTTGGCTTGCAGACACTTGCCTTTAAAAATAAATTTTATAGCCAAAATAATAGCACAAAACCGCTGTTAGTGGTTGGTGCGGTAAATTAAACGAAAATGAAATTAAGAGAACGAATTGAATTAGAAGCCAAAGGAACTATTGGTTATTCAGAAGCGGAAAATAAAGAGAGTTTTATGGTTGGTGTAAGTGTTGCATTTTCAAAAACAACAGAACACTACGAAAGAGAAATTGAAAATCTTAAAAGGCAAGTTGGAGGATATAAGTCAAGTTATGAAAATGCAACTAATGACTTGAAAACTTTGGCTTCTATTGTAAATCGTTATTCGGAGAACGACTGATAGCACTTGCCACTAACTCATTGCTACGACTGATAAACTAAGACCTATCACTCTAAAACAACAAAAAAGGATGAAAATAACCCACATTAAAACAATTCAAAATCCGAAATTTATAATAGTGCGCCACTATGATAATTCTATTGTAACTTTGCCATCTGAATTTCGAGTAGTGGAGGAAGATGCAATCGGATGCTGGCGTGTGCGAATTATCGATAAAATACCAAAGGAATATAAACAATCAAATCAATTAATATGGCAGGACGTCCAAAAAAAGGAATAGAGAAAAGAGAACCTTACAACGGTAAATTAGAAAAATATAAGATTGAAGTTATCGGAGGTACTAAGGAATGTAACCGATTGGCTTACGAATATTTGACAAAAAGATACAATGAAAGAAGATAACGAGGGGTTGTTGCTTTTAATAGTCATTATATTAGTAGCGATAACTTATGGCGTTTTAGTTTGTTGGTAATTAAAATTAATTACTACATTTGTAACTCATAATGTTTGATGTTTGATAGATTAGAAAAGCCACTATTTATTTAGCGGCTTTTTTATTTCATCTTCTATTGGCGGTATTCCGTTCCATTTATTGACTGGTTTCTCAACTCGCACCCAATAGATGCCTTGTTTTATCCATTCGTACTGTGGAATCAAAGTAAAGGGAATTTGAGATAACCTTTGTATCTGCGGTATGCTAAATAAATAGCCAATATAATTAAGAGCCACAACCACCAGAGTTGCAAAATAAATGTTCCCCAGTTGAACTGCTCCTTGTAAACTATCTTTGTGCTTTCAACTTTGTTAACTTCAATCTCGTTACTAACTGAATCAACCACGATTTTAGCCACTATCTTTTCACTTACTACTATTGTGTTATCTTTTCTTTTTTTCTTGCTTAAACGAGCGTTTTTGTACTTTGTTACTTTGCCCTCATTATTGGTTATCTCAATCGGCTGGGTTGTATCTACTGCTTCAATTACGATTTCATCCGTTTCAACATCATAAACCAATACCTTTTTATCAATCGAGGTGCTATCAGTTTTCACTACTGCAATAGTTGTAGCGATGCTATCGGTTTTCTTTTCCTCTTTATTAATTGTTTTTGCTCCGCAAGAAAATAAAAATAAAAAAATGCCAAGTAATAAATATTTCATTTTAAACGATTTTATAGTTAATGATGCGAATGTTTTTTAATTCGTAATTGCCATCGCTTCCAACTTTAACGTGAGCAAATCCGTGATTATAATTATTGTAAGGCGCATACTCGGGTTCAAGTCCGCAAAGGCATCCAGTTGACCACGTTGTAACTACTTCCCCGCTTAAAGTCTTTTCTGTGTGTTCGCTAGTGCGATGGTGGTGTCCGACTAATGCGCTTTCTTTTGCTTTTAAAAACAACCCTCTTGCTGGATTGACTGGAGGCGCAAAACCGCCATACCATTCGTGTCCGTGAAGTATTGGGAGTTTTCCCGCCATTGCAATTTGCTTATCTTTTACCAAAGTTACTCCAAACTCTCTAAAGCGTAATATTTGCTCAAGTTTAAAATCGTCAATCCCTAATAGTTCGGGTGCTTTTAATTGTAAATAATGCTCC